AAATTCCCCTTACAGATATTTTTTTATTTTTTGTGTAGGGGGGTTGTGTTTGACACTTTTAAAATTATAAATTTGAAATTATAAACTTGAAATTTTTAATTATATTTATATTTATCTTATATAAATAAATGAAGATATTTCTTTTATCATTAGATACTCCTGTTGGTGAAAAAAGAAGAAGTAAAATAAATTATGATCATGAAATTATATGGGGGACATGTAATATATTAGATTTACCTGAAGATTTTAAAAATAAAATTGTAGTTCCTTATAATGTAAAAGACAAAGATGATTTAAGAAGAAAAAAAGGTTGTCCACAATATTCTTATATGAAAATATTAAAAAAAATAATTGATGAAGATTTATATAATGTAATTATTTGTGAAGACGATGCTATTTTAAAAAATGAAAAATTATTGGATGATTTAGAAAATATAAAAGATTTAAATGAACCTGTATTATTAAATGCTAAATTACATCATCCTAAAAATTATAAAAAAGATAAAGATTTTAATGATAGAGATATAAAATTCCATGATGGAATAAATGATATTGATTTTGAAAAATTTAGATGGAGTTGTTGTGCTTGTATATATTATCCTACACCTGAGTCAGCAAAATTTATATATAATTATATAAATGCTCAGAAGAGATTAACATATTTTGATTTACAATTATCTAAAAATAAAATTATAAAAAAATTATATTATCCAAGTATCTTTTATATAAAAGATGATGGAGTATCACAAATATGTAATTCAAAAGGTTTTATAGATAATTATATAAGTTAAGCAAAAGTAGTGGAGAACTTACCATTATCAAGAGTAGCGGATTTTACCATTTCTAACCAAGTGCGATGAATATAATTACCAGCAAGGATATTAGAATATTTAAATTCAAGTTGAATACCGCGAGAGTTGATTCGTTCATTACGATTGAGACGATAACCAGTATAGAAATATCTTCCATTCCATCCTTCAGTAGAAGAAGAAGGGGCATATTTCATATAAAGTTGACCACTACTTAAACTACCACCTTCTTTATTATACATTTGACGAGATACGTGAGGAATATTTTGTTCAGTCTGGACAAGGTCATGAAAATGTAAAGCACTATTGGTTCTATCAATTGGATATAAACGATTATCATTATATATAAGATTATTTGTAAAAACTCCATTATTATTGTTTGATATAGCGGGGGCAATAGAATTATATTCATTAGTTAGAGATGTATCAGGGTTAGCAAGAGTTTGAGCACAAGCAACAATAACTCTGTTAGTGAGGCGACCAGCACCACCAATATCCATAACTACATTACTCTGTAGTTGTGCTTGAGTGAAAGATCTTTTATTAAGTCTGTAATCAGCATAAGTCCAGTTCATTACACGATTAGCATTTCTATATTGTTCCATAAGATCACCATCATAGTAAATATAATCAGCAATAAATTTAACATGAGTTTCATTTATTTTCCACTGCTGACTCGCTGCTTCATCAGTTTTTTTGTGAACACATCGTTTATTGGAAGTTACTGGTTGAAAGTGAAGTTCAATAGAGATTTGTTGGTCAATCATATAAAGTGGAAGTTGATTAAATCTTAAGAACGGAAATAAATCTGCTACAGATACACTAAATACTGGTTCTTCAGCAAGACTAATAACGTGTGGAGGGTTTGTATCTGAATCCGCACCAGTTGCTCCCTGAATTGGTTCGTTCATGCTCTTAACACGTAAAGCAGAAGCATTAAGAGAACTTAATTCATTAATATCATTTATATATGCTAACTCTGTTGCTGTGATTCTTGAAGTTAAAATAGTTTCACGTTCATAGTTAACATCATTATCAATAAATAAAGATTTATATCCCATCCAGTGATTAAAATCATCAATTTCTGCTACAATAGTAGTTCCGATACGAAGAGCACAACGCTGGACAAGAGAGTGAACACCAATATTAGTAGGGAAAGTTGAACGAGCATCATCAGTTGCTTTTAAAACACCAAGAGTAATCTTGGAAAAACTATGTAAAAAACCTTTATTGGATAGGACAAATCGGCAGAAATTATCATTGATAACTACGGGGTCTAATACTTCTGTATCTACATCTTGAGATAAATCAGAAGGAATGCTACCGATCTTCATAAGGTCAGGGATTTTCCCGCGTTCATCGGTTACTGATTCCATTTCCATTTTATATAAATATATAAATTAATAATTATATAAAAAAAAATATTTTTATCTTTCTTAGAGTAAATGAAGATTGCGATTCCATCTCACAAAAGATTTAATAGTTTTAAAAAAAGAACATATGCTTTATTGATGAGACATGGTTTTGATGAAAATGATATTTATATATTTGTATCACCTGAATCATATGAAGAATATAAAGATGAGTTTAAAAATGTTATATTATCTAAAAATAATATTTTGGATACAAGAAATCATATTATAGATTTTTTTGATGAAGGTGAAAAAGTTGTTGAGATGGATGATGATATTTTATCAATTAAAACTACAATTAAAAATACTAAACCAGTTGAAGTAGATGATTTAAAATTAATATTTGAAGAAAGTTTTGAGAAATGTCAAGGAGGTTTATGGGGATTTAATTCAGTGGTAACTGGAAATAATTTTAAAAATAAAGTAAATCCAATTGATAATGTAAAAATACAAAGAATAACTATTGTAAATAGTTGTTTAGGATATTTCAACAGAAAAGATATTAAATTATCTGTGAAAGAAAAAGAAGATTATGAAAGAGTAATATTATTTTATATAAAAGGTATTCCAATTTTAAAAAGAGAAATGTATGGTATTTATACAAGATATTGGACTTATGCTGGTGGGATACAAGCAAGATATAATACAGAAGAAAGAATTAAAGTTCAGAGTGAAGCAGCAGAATATTTATTTAATTTATATCCTGAACATGTATACAAATGTGTAAGAAAGACAAAATGGAAACAAGGGATGGTTGATTTAAGATTTAGGAAATGACCTGAAGACCATTAGCATTCATGACTAGAGTCTGTTGAGAGCGGACAAATAAAAAGGCAGAATGAGGATTATCAGCAGTTAGTCCACATTCAATTTGTGCTCCGAAGTTTTCAGTTTTGAAATCAAGACCTTGACCACTGATGCTGTCAAAACTTACACCAACACCAAACATACTCCCCGCATCAGCAAATGCTGAAGTATCAGTTACACCAATTCTATCAGAAGTAACGGGACCGATTTGTGTTTTAGAATTTTTCATATATGGAACAAAAGCATTCATAAAATTTCTGTATATCTGTGGGTCAGCAATAGTAGATAGAGCATCATCACGGACATTAGCATCAAGATTGTAATGTAATGGAACTCGTTCACCGCCTTTAGTAAAAATGATTTGTTTAATTGGTGCGAGTTGACCTCCTGCTAAATCATTAATCAGAGGCATAGTCTGATAAGAATCAAAACCAAGATTATTTAAATAAGTAGATGGAATAAAATTCATAAAAATTCCAAGAACTCTTGATAAACCTAATCGGAAATTGATGATAGCATTTGAAGAAGCAATCGTTGTATAATATGAAGAGATTGCGTTGTATTCCATAGTAGCAGAACCTTGACTCATAAGACGAGATAATTCATCAACAGATGGATTAATTACTTCACAGATTAAAGAAACATTTGTTAACTGATAAAAACATTGATTTAGAGTTCCATCAGCATTAACTAAAAACTGAGAGTCTGGAGCAAGATGAATATCAAACATTAGACCTCCCGTTCCCCATCCGCGACCTGATAAACCAATAGGTTGTTTAGAATTTAGAAATCCTGTGGGCATGTTAATACAGAAAGAATTACCACGGAAATTTCTGTCAGTTGCCGAAGAACCATTTAAATTATTTACATACTGAAGAGTATTACCATAAATATTAGGAAGAGTGTTAGCAGTTACTCCTAAGTGATTTTGTGCTTCTTGAATGGACGAAATAGCAGGCAAGTAACTTGCTAAATAACGTCCATAGTGTCTTACGTGTTCAATAACATTTTTATTTTTTTGAGAAGATATAACAATTTGGTCTAACATTCCATAAGTAGATAATTTAGGAGATACATCTATATCTTCGGTGGTAAGAGGAATATTACCAAAATCACCACTTGGAGTTTTATAAATAGAAATATTACCAACTAAACGAACCGAAGAACCAATTAAATATCTATCTTGTTCACCTAAAATAAAGGAAATAACTGGATTACCATCGCGATAAGAGATAGTTCCATTGGAAGGGTGATTACTCGGAAATAACTGAAGATATGAATTAGACCCAGCAACATTATTTGACATTTTATAAATATAAATAAAATAAAAAAAATTTAAAATAAAAAGACAATTTATAATTATACAACTACAGATACCGAGTTACCACTGACACGGATACTGCGAATATGGTGAACAAATGATAACCATAATTTATTTTTAGTTGGAGCAGTTGCTGATTCATAATTAACCTGTAAAGAGAAATCTTTATTACGAGCATCATATACAGCATCACCAAGAGCAAGTGCTCTCCCGATCACAAAATTTTTATTAAATTTAACCATACTATGAGCAGTGATTCCTGACTGAGATAATGCTTTATCAAGTTCAATAAGATGCTGAGCAGAAATAGATTTAGTAGTAGCAGTTTTTGTTAGAGGAATTTGACGATTTGGTTGTAATCGTCCATCATATAACCACTGATAAGAAGATACTTCATCAACTATACCGACTAAACCTGAGCGATTAGAACGTAACTGAAAGTCAGGGTCACTAGTTAAATTAGTAAAATTACTTTCTACATAGGTTTCTTTAGCATTAAGTGCTTCTTTGTTAGTATAAATAGTCGCATCAGTTGGGACACAAAGAATAGATTTACATCTTGAATTATTGATTGGGAGTCGGATGTTAGCAACTCTATCAGAAGAAAGTTGAGAAAATTTATATGTTGTGAAACTTTCAAAATCATAGTTGATAACTCCACCTTCTTTCATTTTTCTCATCATGGAACTTTCATATGAAGCAGGAGGCATCACCTGCTGAACAATTAAATTTACATCACTTATAGTATAAGTTGGGTCATATGAAGTAGAATCCGCAACGGATTGACTAAATACAAATATATCTTCTGCTGCTGAGTTCATACCTTTTCCATCTACTTCTACAGAAGCATTTAAATTAATTCTTACATAACTTCCATCAATAGTTATTTCTTTAATAACTGGTTCATGAGAAGCATTTTTGAAAGCAACAACAGAAGCACTACCATCTACATATCTCTGGAATCCAAGTTTCTCACCAACAACAAAAGGACACTGAGATGCTACTTCACCAATATTATTTCTTTGACGTAATCTCATTGAACTAAAAGAACCATTAGTTGGAACACTCGCATTAGCACCAGCATAATTTTTTCTATCTAAAAACATGGGATTCAAAGTTAATTTTCTAAATCTCATCGCACCATCATTCATACGGAATACTTTATTTGTATCTTCTAAAAGTAAAGTCACTGTGATAGGCATTAGCATATTTGGGAATATTTTGCTACTTGAGAGAATCCCTGAATGAAGAGGCATACAAATTTTAGCAGTCTTAAAATCACTTGCTGTGAAAGAAGCATTAATAGGATTTGTTTCAACAAAATTAGTAGTATATGGAGAATTATACCAATTATTAGCAAGAGATTTAATATTTCCCATAGTCCCTCGGGTCTGTAGCATATGTTTAGAAGAACCTTCAGTCATTGCTCGTTTATTTCTTAAACTTTCATTTGTGTGATAATCATATTTAAGTGCGACCAAAGTATTGTAATTTTCAATTTCTTCTAAAAGAACACCATTATGATCATGGATTCTAAGTGATCTTATTAAACACTGACCACCAGTTTCAGCATCTAACGTAAGACGAGTAGGACAAGGTAATTGGTCTATTCCGCTAGCAGAATAAGTTGGTGGATTTATTTTTACTTTAAATTCAAGATATGTTTCTTCAGGATTAAAAAATTTAAGTGTAGGGTCAAGACGTAAACGTATTTCTTGACCTGCGACATAGTTAGTTCCATTCTCGGCAGGAATACGAACCGATTTTTGTTCAACTGGTATTTTATCACTTGCTACCCAATAAGATGACATTTTATATAATTATATTTTTAAAATTTAAATATAAAAAAAAAATATTTATTGTAATTCACTTAAACTTTTTTTTTCAAAATAAATATCTAAAGTATCATTTGAATTGTAATTATATATTTTTATTTCTTCAGTTCTTAAAATATTAAATAATAAAATTATATTTCTTAAATCCCACCAAGAACTTTTGTGAACCATTTGAACATTAGGTGGATTATATATATCACCTACTTGTTGATAATCATTAAAATAATAATTTGGATTATCTGTTGGTGTTTTTATTATTTTTAAAGTTCCATCTTCTTGTTCTATACATTCAGGGATAAATTCTTCATATTTACAATCCATTCCTAAAATATTTATTTCTTTAGCATCCAAACAATAACCATATAAAACTGCTGATGTTCCTGAACAATAATCAATCAAATATCTAAATGGATTTTCTTTTGAATGTATATACATTTGAAGACTTACAACATTATCATGTTTTTTTAATTCATCACCAATATCTGAATTAAATAAACTATGACATATAAAAAATGTTTTACATCTTTTTTCTTTTATCATTTCTAATATTTTGTGTCTGTGATGATTACATACAACACTATCAACACATACATAGTGAGTTGGATATATTCCTGTTCTTTCCCAATGTCTAAATGCTAAACAAGTTCCAATCCATTCTTTATCTTTTAAAAATTCAAAATCAAAATCTTTTAAACTTTTTCCATTACCAACAATATATAATTTCATTTAAAAATAAATATAGTTATATTTTTAAATATATAAAATGTTTTTTTATTTTTTAAAGTTATATAAGAAAATATTAAATTACTATGAAGATTTAACAACAGCACCTGACGATTGTGTATCAGATATTGATGCTAATTTATCCATAGAAACAGGTGTTTGTTGAAGTTGAGTTTGTTTTTTTACAGAAGCATCTTTTTCTTGTTCTTCACCAACTACATCACTAACACCACTAACTAAACCAGCAAGACCACCAGCAAGATTTAATGCTACTCCTACTGGAGCACCAAATCCTGTTAAATCCAAAGTAGTTCCTGCTGCTTCAAGACCAGCACTCGCCATTCCTGCTACATTTGATATTCTTTCAGCAGAATTATTACCAACTATTTTATGTGATTCTAAATCATCCACAGCATCAAGAGCACCAAGACCAATTGTTAAACCAGTTGAAGCAATACCTAACTTACCTATGGATGATGCTTTCTCACCAATACTTTTTCCAACAGATACATTCTCTGATAAAAATGTTTTAGCACTATCTAATAGATTTGTTTCACCTCTTAATGCTTTGATTGCTGTATCTTCAGGAAATAATATATCTTCTGTTTTATTTAATATTGCCTCACCTATTTGTGGTGCTGATTTAACTACTCTGCCTACTGCTTCTAAATCTTTTCCTTTACTTGCTACTTGTCCCCCGATCGCCTCACCTATACTTTTTTCTTGTTCACCTTCTAAATTAGATTGACTATTTGATTCTTTTGTTATATCTTCTTGTCTTTCTTTTAATTTTTCAGCATTACTCATTCTTATCTGTTCATTAAGTTTTAGTATATCTTCATTGTGTTGATTACCAACAGACAATACTGAGTTAAATCCATATGTTTCCATTTTATAAATATTAAATATTTTATTTTTTTTTATTTTTTAAATGTTTTGACCATAAATCCTTGTCTGCTGTTGTTCTTGTTTTACCTCCTGCTACAAATGAATAGACTCTCGCCATCGCCCACTGCTGAGGTGACATCTTTTTTCCACCACCTCCTTTTACACCTCTTACATTCCTCACACTCTGTGGATTACTTCTGTGAGCAGCGAGACCCCTATCATATACACTATCTAAAATACTCATAGATATTCCTGTTTTTTTTGATATTGATGCTTTACTATTTGATTTATCTAAAGGTTGACCATATCTTTTATTATATTTATTTTTGTTTGTTGTCACCATTTATTACTTATAATTAAATTTATTTTTAAAAGATTTTATATTTTGTTGTCTTGATGTGCTTTGACCCCATAAGATATGCCAAGAAAGACTGCCTGCTGATTCAGGATTATTTATATTATCACCTCTGTGTCTATTCCTATAACGAGTGCGTTGCTCTTTATCTTTTTTGAGTGTATAGTCATCCATTCCCGCTGCTCCAAAATGTGTTGTTTTAGTTCTACCATCTCTGGTGAACACCGCCATTAATTTTTTATTTGGTTTTGTTGATTTTTTGATTGTGACACTTTTCATATAAAATTATTTTCTTTTATATATATAAATGTCAATTCATTTTTCATATAAAAAAAAAGATTTAACTAAAATTATTCAAGATAATAATTTAAATATAAATATAAAATTAAAAAGAGAAAATATTTGTAAAGAACTTTTAAATTATATTGATGAATATAATTTACAATATTTATATAAACAAAATGAGAACATGAGTATAACTATAAAAGATAGAGATGAAATTATAAAAACAGCAATAAAAATTAAATCATTTATTAATTCAGGTTTAGATACATCTAAAAATATTTATATAAATAATGATGAATTAATATATGATGCTGTTTATATTTCACAATTTGGTGAAATATCTTCAGTAAGAAAAGCAATCAAACTTGTTGAACAAACTTTAAATATAAAAATTCCTATAATTATTCCTGAGAAAGTTCAAGAAGAATTAAATGAAAAAGAAAAATTAAAAAAAGATATGATTCCAAGATTACAAGTTAGTAAAGGTAAATATTATGTAAGTTTTGATTAAAAATCTGAATATGTTATTTCACCAGTTTTATTATTTGGAATAGCAAGTCTCATACTTTTACCTAACTTAAATTTTTTTCTAATTGCTTTTGCTTGTTTTAAAGTCATTCTTGCGGACAATCCAGCACCACCTTTAGCATCTGCTTGATACCAACCACCTTCTAAAAATCCTTTATATACAGGCATTTCCATTATTTCAGCATAATCTTGATCACCTGATAAATAATCAGGGTGAGAAGTTTGTATTTCATAAAATCCTAAATTATCAGAAGCAGATTTTTTAGGAGCAGATTTTTTAGGAGCAGACTTTTTAGGAGCAGGTTTTTTAGGAGCAGATTTTTCAGCATCTTTTCCATAAGGTTTTCCAACACGATTTAGTTTACGATTTTGTGCGTTGTCTTTATAGAAAGGCATTTATATTTACATTTATTTTTTTTGAAATTACAAATTTATTTTTTATGATTGTTGTAATACGCATGAAGAAGAGTTCCAATACTTGTTCCTCGGTTACCTGAAATCTCAAGAAGTTTTTCAACTCCATCAAGTTGTAATGATTCAATAACTATTTTATTTATACTACTTGTTCCAAGTCCATATTTAGGGTCTTTATTTTCTAAATCTTTATATGATGCTGTTGCTCTTGATAATTTCTTTGAAACTAATTCATTGCTCATTTGATTTCCATTTTCATCTTTGAAGAATATATCATCATCCATAGTTTTTATATATTCTAAAATATCATATTTTAATTTTTTATCATCAATAGTTGTTAAAACTAATCCATGTTTCTTATCTGTTTTATAAACTCCACGAGATATAAATAATTGTGAATAATGTTTAACAATATAATTTGCTGAAAGTTTTTCTTCTTCAGTTAATTTTACATAATCTTTTTTCTTGATTAATTTTAAACTTGATACTTCATTCCTAAATAAATATTTATATATTAATGAAAGTAATAAAGATGTTTGAAAATTCTTTTCTAATTTTAATTTTACAATACAATTTTCAATATCTTGTATCGTCCAATTTTGTAATTTAAAATCTGTATTATCAGATACAATATTATTTTTATATGAATCAGTTTGTTTTTTATTTAGTTCTCTAACTTTTGTTCCATAAAAATCATATAATTCACCTTTATCAATTACACAAAGAATAGCAGATAAACAATTTCTTTGACTTGTGATATGAAGACTTGATATAGCATCCATAACTTTATCTCTGTCATTTAGATGATCAAAATTAACACTTACAATATTATTATCATCAATATGAGGTGTATTTGGAACTAATTTTCTATATAAATTTCTTAAAGATGAATTATATTGTTTAATACTTGAATCTTTGATATTTGGTTTACGTTCACGGATAAGGTTTGATACATATTCTAAATCCATTTATATATATTATAAGTTTTGTTTTTAAATATCTAACAATAATTTCAAATTTATAATTGGTATTATTTTATTTTATATAATTATTATAATATATGGATTTTGTTTTAAAAGAAGAACCACCATCTACAGATGAAGAAGATGATAGTGGAAACCCCGCGTTCATGGGATTTGCTGTTTACACAGATTCATCAGAAAGTGAAGATGATGAAGGTATAATTGAACCAGTTGATAAAGTTGAAGAAGTGAAAAAAGTATCTATGGCGGAAATAATAGCAAAACAAAAAACTGCTGAACCTGAACCTGATACTGATACTGATGATGATATTACTTATACTTTTTCTATGTCTGACCTTGTTAGTGAACCTTCAGAAGATAGTGATCTTGAAGAAGAGAATTATCCTCCTCATCAACAAGGTGCGTTCATGATGGGTGCGGGTCAACCTGAACAATATACTTTAAAAATAAATGAAATGGTTAATGTATTTAATAAAAGTTATAATCTCAAAAGAAAAAATAGTAAACTAATTAATTTATTAAAAAAATATGATTTTCAATTAGAAAATGTTGGTGATGTTGACTATGATGATGAAGCAGTTACTTTACATACATTTACACAGAGTGACAAAATTAAAGAATCGGGTCCTATGAGTAGACCTGAAGCAGAAAGATTTATTGCTGAATTACAAAAATTAATGATTAAAGATAATCCTGACTTACTTGGTATTCATTTACATACTGATTATGGTGATAAACTATTGGATGAAACTATGACTTGGACTTATTTAGAAGAAGATGATGTTGATTTTCCCGGAAACGTTACTTAGGTCAAATTCAACCCCCCTAAACAAAAAATACAAAAATATTCCTATGGGTAATTTTATTTTTCAAAACAAATCCAAAAAAAGTTCAAGGGGGGTTAATTTTGACTTATATAATTATAAATTTGAAATTTGAAATTATGAATTTTAAATTATAAATTAAATTCTAATCATACAATTATGGAAAATATTAAACAAAATTTTGAAAAAATCTCAAATGATTTACCTTTTGTATTTGGTCATGTAACCACAAATAAATATAAAATGTGTAAGAAAAATCTTAGAAATAATATAAAAGATGGATATGTATGGGATTCTTATAAACCTAAAACATATAAAGAATATTGTGATGATAATGGTATTATTTTAAAAGGTTCAAAACAAAAACAAACAAATAAAATATATAGAGAATATAGAACTTATTTAGATGAGTTTTATGAAAAATATAAAATAAATGAAAGTAAATTTAATACTATACAAATGTTTAATATGATTTGTAATTTATTAAATAAAAAAGAAGATGTAAAAGAAGAATTATATGAATATGAAAATTATGATTTAGGTTTAGAATAATTATTTCTTGCTCTTGCTCTTATGTTTACCATTTTTCATGACACTACCATCAGGCATTCTATGAAAACCTGCTGGGACTTTTTTCATAGGTTTTTTTTTTGTTGTTTTCTTTTTAGTTTTTGGTTTTGAACTTCCATAATGAGAAGGCATTATAGTTTAAGCAATTATATTATTTTCTTCTTCATAATTTTTTTTAAATTCAATTGCTTCTTCAATTGTTTGAAATCTTTTATAAAATACATCTTTATCAATAGTTTTTGAATAAACCCATTTTTGAACACCTTTATGAAAATGAATATTTTTATATCCTGAATTATTTGTTTTATATTTACTTTTATTTTGTGAATTTTCTGAATGTGTTGCCCATCTTAAATTAGAAATATCATTATTGCTTGGGTTTCTATCAATGTGATCAACTTGTGCTTTATTTTCAGGATTATCAATATGACATTCACCAACTAATCTGTGAACACCAACACATCTTCTTTTACCTTTTTCTTCAAGAACAACATTGTGATAACCTGTATGAACTTTATGTGGTAGCAACATTTTTCCTGTTCTTTTTGATTTAATATCTCCATTTGTATAAACTAAATATTGTGGGAAATCTAAAGGTTCTTTTGATATTATTTCCATGATATATATATCATTTTGTTTTTAAATATGTTATTTTTTATTTTGATTTAAAACTTGTTGAACAATATTAAATTTATCAGGATTGATTTGTTTTGTAATTTTATATATAATAGCACTATCATTGTTTAAAGATGCTAATGATTGTGAGGGGTCGTGTATTGATGTAGTTATTGATGTAATTGTTTTTGATTTGGTAAATACAAATTCCATATCAGGTGAAGTATTTACAAAAAAATCAGGATAATCTGATATTTTTGGAACTATAGCAATCACTGGGTATAGTTCACCTGAATCTGCTCCACCTAAATAATCTGAAGAATCTAATATATCTGACCGAATACAAAAATATGGATTTATTAATTTTCTTGGAAGATTTGGTGCTGTTAATTTAATTGATGTAGCACTTTCTGATATTGCTGGGAATTGTTCAAATAACATTTGGTCTCTAAAATAATCATTTACAACTCCCGCATTTTGTAAATTAAATGATGTTGTTATTGGTAATTGTAATGAATATGTCCCAGCACCCCATATATTTGTCACAAAATCCATAGTTGCTACTTGACCTACATTAGCATTTGTTAAAGCATATGGTAAACTATTTTTATTATCATTTCCAATTCTGCTAGTCAAATCATTTGATGAATCTCTTGAAGCATTAAACTGATTATATTCAAAACCTAATCTACTCCAAAATCCATCATTCCAGTTTGAACTTGAATATCCAAAATCTTTTATAATTATTCCTGATAACTGGTCATATATTGTCCATCCATCTAAATTTGGATTTAAAAAATCTACCTGATATGCTTGTGTGTTGATTGTGAGCGGGTCAATTCTATTAGCAGAATACGGCATCATGTTTGGTGTAAAATTTGTATCAAATAATCTTTTATTTATTTTATATACTTTTTCTCCTGCTGTTGAAAACTCTGGAATTATTTGTTCTGTGTGTTTACTCGCAGAATCAATACCACCAGCATTAAATCTATTTTGTATTCTTTCTGCTGTATGTAAATTAGATATCTCAAATCTATTTGAAGTATTGTTGTAATCAAGTAATGGTTCATTTGCTCCTAAATATATTTTTTGTATAAATTGTGAACTATCTATTTCTGTTGTATTAAATGGTGTTGGTAACATTTTATTTACTGAATCAGGTGTTTTTGTTGCCTGAACATATCCATCAGTTAATCCTATACATACATTTCCATATGAATTAAAATGAACATCCCATCCAAAATTTGTTAATAATATTGCTTTATTTGTTGTTGAACCATTCCTATTTAAATTAAATAAATTATTTGGTATTGTTGTAAATGATGCGTTTAATGAATTATCATCTAATATTCCTAAATGTGATGTAGTAACTGCTACATAGTCATTGGGAAACCCACTTACCGAAACTCTTTTAAAACATCCAAATGAATATTCTTCTTCCCAACTTTCTCCTTCAGTATATTTATTTTCATAAGTTGGATTAAAATCAAAAAAGATCGGAACACTATTTAAATAATTTACACCTGAAGCATTTGCTAACATATAATCATTTCCAAGTATATATCTATAACTTGCTGATAATGTTTGTTTTTCTAATTGACATAGAGCATCCATATGTAAAAATCTTGAATTATTTACATTTGTAAATCCATTCAATTGATTCCATTTATTTTCAAAAAGTTCAGGATGATTTTTTTGTTCCATAAATATTGCGTTTAATTTTTCTAATGTTGCTTTATCCCATTTTATATTAAATACTATTTCATGTGGTCTTTCTGTATTTGTTGTTCCTCTCCAAAATTGACTTGCGTTTAGTGTAAATACATTACCAAATATTCCACCCGCCATAGTTTTTACTGGTTGTGCTGGTATTTCAGCATTTAATAAATCTTTATAATAAGTAGCAAATTCTCTACCTCTTTCCCATAGTTCAGGTCTTTTTACACCAATATATTGATATTGTGATAAATATGTATTAGCATTATTTATTTGAAGTGTTGAACCATTTATAGCATCTTGAAAACTTGTGAACTTATCTTTATTTGATGTAAATGGTGAAGCAGAATAAAATGTATGATATGTTGGTGAATTTATTTCTACACTTACTCTTCTATCTGTTGATAATGAAGCATTAGCATCAGCAACAGCATTTGACCTCACAAAATTTACTTCAGGTTGAGATTGTTTTCTTAATTGATTTGTTATTGTATCTGCTATTTCATCAGGACTTTTAAATCCTTCAGATATTTCTATATCTATCTTTTCAATATATTCTAAATAGTTTAATAATGCTGGTGTATCAAATGAAGCATTTACCCATACAGGGTCTAATGTTTGTGATTGACTTCCATATCTTGTATCATCTGATACATATATTTTAAATCTTGAATTATTATTTCTTGGTCTATATCCTTTATTCTCTACTCTATCTAAAACACCAAAATAAAACATGTCATCATCAACTACATATGCTGAAACTTTACTACCATTATATGAAGCACTAAAACTTGTTGATATAGCATAATCACCAGAGATTTGTCCATATTCAGTTTCATCATATTCAGTCCAATCTGCTATTAAATTTGGAATAGTTTTATGACAAAATAATCTTGGTAAATTAAAATGATTTTCACCATTATTATTTTTATAATAATTAATTAAAATACTAAATTTATTAGAATATACTTCTTGTTCTCTTGTCACATTACTTGCTGTTATTCTTTCATATCCTAATATTTTTTCATTAGAACCATTTACTTTTACTTCAGATGTTAACTCTGTAAATGTTAAACTTCTATTTTCTAAAAACTCTGATGTTATTTGTAAAGAATTAGCATCACTACCAATTTCAGATATAAATGCGTTGTGAACTGATACTTTGTCACCTTGTTCTACTTTTATACCTGAACCTAATTTATTTGTAAAAAGAGCAGGTGATTTTTTATTACCACCTAAATATTGACTTGAACTTTTATTATTACAATCTAATAGTGTAATAGACTCCATTTAATATATAATATAAAATTAATAAAGATTAATTAAAAACAATTATCATAAAAATTAGGATCATTTCTACCCATCGCACGATTTATAGTTTGAGCAACTTTCACCCGATGATTTTCTTGTTCTTTCTTTTTTTTCTTCAGTGCTTTTCTTTCTTTACGAACTGCTTCGTATCCTTCTAATGCTTCACGGGTTGCTTTCGCAGATGATTGAATCGCTATACGTTTTATATCTTCTTCAGTAATATTATTTGTTATATTCTTAGTTTCATGAGTTATATTATTAATTACAGGTCTTTTTTTTTCTTCTTGTTCTTTTATTTCATTTTCTTTTATTTGTTTTTTAGTAGGCATCTTGCCTTCTTTTCGTAGTTCAGCATTCTTACGTCGTGTTTCAAGTGCTTTCTGACGTGCTACAGCAAGTTTCTCAATTGCTTCAGGTGTCATTTTACGTGTTCTTTTTACTTTTTTTATTGTAGGAGCATCAGGTATTGCTTCTGCTTTTTTAAATACTTCTTCTACTTGTATTTTTTCTTTTTCAGTAATTACAGGTATAGGTTCTTCATCTTCTTGTTTACTTGGTGTTTCTTGTTTTTGACTAACCTCGTGATCATCTATAACTTCTTCATCAGAAAATGTTGCTTCTATTTTTTCTTCTTGTTCAACATTTGGTAGTAAATCCATTTCTATTATATTTCTATAAAATGTTTAAATTTTTCTATTAAATTAAAAATAAATAAATAATTTCATTAAAGTGTCAAAATTAACCCCCCTACACAAAATAAATGGAAATAATCCTATGGGCAATTTTATTTTTCAAAACGAATCCAAAAAAAGTTAAGGGGGGGTCAGATTTGACCCTTATTATTTACAGATTTAAATATTTAATATTAAAAATAAAATCTATATTTAATATATAAATTATGTATCCAAATGTTTCAATTACTATGCCCATATATAATAGAAATAATTTTAAAAGAATGATATTAAGTAATTTATTAAAATTAGATTACGATAAAAATAAAATAGAATTTTGTTTGTATGATGATGGAACTGAACCATTTTTCAAAAATCAAGAAGAACAAGAACATTTTATAAATATTATTAAACCAATAACATTCAAATATAAATATGATAAAATTAGAAAAGGTATAGGAGAAAAAAGAAATGCTCTTGTAAAAATGGCGACTCATAAATATATAGCATCTATGGATTCAGATGATTTATATATGTCAAGTTATTTAAAACATTCATTTAATATTTTATTAGAAAATAAATTAGGTTTAGTTTGTTCACCTGAAATGTTATTTTTATATCCATTACAAGATTGGAGAATGACTGGTATTGATTGTCAAGTAAAAAGAATGGGTCATGAAGCAACTATGGTATTCACAAAAAAACACTGGAAAGCGATGGGAGGTTTCCAAAAAAAAGGAACTGGTGAAGGAGTTAAAATGATTGATAATATGGATGAAAAAACTATTGGTAAAACAAAAATACAACATTGTATGATTTGTATTTGTCATAAAGAAAATAGTGTTAACAAAGATTCTTTCTTTGATAAAGGAAATATAAAATATAATTTAAGTGAATATGATAAGCAATTGATTAGAGATTGTTTAGGCATCTCGGACATGGAAAATAATAGTAGTCTTACCTTGTAAATCTGTAGCAAGAGTCTCATCCGAATATACCATATCAACCTCAATAGTTGATAAAAATAAATCTTCAGTATTATTTAATTTTAAATATACTCTTTCATTTGGTTCAAAAAATAAAGCACCAGTTCTTGACCCAGTATTAGAAAATGCTGGAACGTGATAGAGTATTTTAGAGTTAGAACCTTTAGCAAGATTGACACTACTGAATGTCATGTTCTTAAGACGAACAAATAGACTATTAGTTCCTTTTAATTCAGGTGATTCATCACTTTCATACGTTTTTGTAAAAGGACTACTACCACCAGTAGTATTTGGTGTGTTAACAAGTGATCTATTTGGAAAACCCATTAAAAACTGACTATTACAACTTGCCGTATTAATATATCTTACATCAGGAGCAAAAAAGAATTGAACTTTATAATCACATTGATTATTACCATTTAAACCTTTTTGACTTGTTCTTGATATATTTTTAGTATAGTCTACATCAATTGCTTTTGCTTGATTTAATCCTTGAGCATTTAAATAAACATCATTAAAAATAAGATTTGCCCACCAATCAGTATAAGATGGTATGTCTTCACCTTCAGCATTTGTTGTAATACCATAGTAAGTGTGATTCACAATATCTACACCAAAGAAATCTTGTATAACACACGTTTTACCTGTTTCCATTTCAATTTTTGGATATAAATATCTACAAGTTTGTGAAACTGGTTTAACATTAGAAGCACTCGTAGTCCCAGTGCCGTCACAAAGAGTAGTAGATACACCTGAACCATTTATTAAAACAATTTTAACTCTTTCATTTTGAACATTAAATACAATATCTGTAATATCATCAGCAGAAGCATTTATTGTTGTTCCATAGTTTAATTCTAAGATTTCAAGTTCATCCTCACCTGAAGTTCCAGCATACATCACACTAATATCACCAGCACTTCCATTAACACCATCATCAATTTCAACTAAAAAATCATAAAATGGGAATCCCTCAATATCATACCAATCGGGTGTTTCATCTTTTAATGCTCTACATAAACCAAATCTCGCACCTGCTGTTTTATCAAAATTTTTTACATGAAAAGAACCATTTGCTAAACTCAGTGGATAATCAATACCAACACAACCAGTTCCTTCCATCTGTTGTCCAGCAGGTGAAGTTAAAACTCTTGTTGCTCTATTAAAAGTATAATCATTACCTTCATCTGTGCCGTTGTAATTAGCACCTTTCCAATTATCAGATATATGAGAAGCATTCTTAGAACTATCAGTATTTGTAACTTGTATTTTCCATCCCAACCAATCTAAACCACTACCATTCCTTAATGCTTCTACATTTGCCCCAGCATTTCTACCACTTGAAGCATTTCTCATTAAATTAGGATGCCAAAGAGCACGATTTAAAGATGCTTTCATTAATCTTGCTAAATTATTAACATTTCCCGAAAAATTTAATAGTTCAGAAGAGTCTGCCGTTACTTTATCAGTTCCAGTTCCTAAAAATAAACCTTGTTCACTTGTAGCAAAACTTGTGCTCCATGGAATAGATAGAACTTCTCTCTGTTTACCATCATCACCTAACTCCTCACCAAAATAAAATGAAAAAATACTATTACTTTCATTTACATCTATATTACCTGAACGATTTATTTTTACACTCTGAACAGCAATCTCAGAATTTTTTGGAATCTTAAATGTATCATTTAAATTATTTTGATAAGCATAAGATTTGTTAATGCCTTGCTGATTATAACCTGAATTTAAATTTGTATTGTTTGTGTTTGAAGTAATTAATAACGACATTTATATTAAATATATAATTTTTATTTTTCTATAAAATAAAAAAAATATTAATAGAAATGGGAAATAAAAAAGTTAAATTCATGAAACCAATTGAAAATAATGGAACAGCAAATTCTGAATCACAATTTAAAGTTCAATATGATACCAATCAAGAAAAAAAAGTTAAACCTAAACAAGTTTTTGAATACACAGGGGACAAAGATAATATTAAGAACCGACTTCGGAACAGCAAGAAGAAGAGTCGTCAGTGAACTCAAAATAATCTTCTTTCTCTCCTTCGGATTCTTCTTCTTCACTTTCTGATTCATCTACATCTAATCCTCTTTCTTTTCGTCTATCACCCCAAGCAATCTCTAATATTTTTTCACATTCTTCATATTGTATTTCACACAATATTTTATATATATCACGGATAGCATAGTTAATATCTCTGCTAGTCGTTTCTTGTTTTTTAGGCATTTTTATTTTATATAGTTTTATTTTTAAATACAAATTTCAAATTTATAATTATGTAATATTTTTAGAAATATAATTAAATAAAATTAATTCATAATCATCAGATTTAGTTATACAACCTTTACAAAGTTTTTTCTTTAATCTGAATTTTTTTTGTCTGAGTTTATCATTGTTTTCACCATTTGTATATGGACGAAATACTTTTGTATATACATTTTCAAACTCGGTTTCACTTATTTGTAAATCCATTTCTATATATATAATTGTTTTATTTTTAAATACTATCTTTTATTTCATCAGGAATATCTACTTCATTACCGATCATTTTATTATCTTCATATAAAACTTCTTCAAAATTTTTAAGAGCACGACCTTCTTGAACTTTTAAATAAAGAAAATTATATTTACCTTCAACTGCTTTATGATAAATCTGAAGAAATGTTTTTATATCTCCAAATGGTGGATGAAACTCTTCTGCGATTTGGATTAATTGTTTATTATTAGTTTGTTTAAAAATAATTACATCAGTAGCATTATTTCTAAGGATAGTATCAACAGATTTAAAATTCTGAGTAAATACTCCCATAAGACCAATATTGTGGTGACGATAACGCGTTGCTAAAAATGACACCTCATTATTACGCTTCATGTTAGTTCCCAAAATATCATCCAGTAAAAGTGCTATGAAAGGCATATCTTTTTTTTCTCCATATGATTTTTGTGTTTCAATGAGATTATTAATCATTCCATCAGTATAATAATCTTGAACATCAAATGCTTTTCTTAAAAATCTTGCTGTAGGGTCATTTAAAATAGTATTACTTATAATATTTACATTATCAAAATATTCTTGACCATAAAATCCTTCTTCACGTGGACGAAGTAACATGTTATTTATGAGAGTAGTCTTACCTGATTTTACAGCACCGATCCCCAAAAGCAATGAAGGAGGTTGAGGAATATTTGGATGAACAGGAAGTATCCGCTTATCTGGCGGTTCAGATTGAACTGGAAGGACTTTAGGAGTAGAAAGAAAAGTAGATTCATCCATTTATATATATAATATAATATTTTATTTTTTATTTATATTTTCATAATTAATACTTAAATTATCTTTTAAACAATCTTTAACTTCCCAATAACCTCCACCAAACCATCCTTGTTTTCTTTCAGGCATCCTACTATTTAAATCAACTATTTCTTGTTTTGCTTTTTGTAATTCAATATTCAATAATTTATTTCTTTTATTTATATCTATCACTACATTCTTCACATCTTTCAACTCTCTTTTTATTTCAAGCAATAAACTTTGATTGCTCTGACTTGCCTTGTTCATTATTATTTACAATTATTATTATTTACAAACAAATCAAAATTATAAAAGTTAGAAATATTATTTTTATATTTCATCAAACAATCATCTTTTATCATTCTATAATTTTTATCTATTTTATAACGAGGTTCACCACCCATATTAAAAAATCCTTGTCTTAATCTTAAAATCCAATTATGAGGTTCATAAATTTCAGTCATCCAATCATCACATCCCCAATTCTTTAGTTCAGGTGGAAAATAAAAACCAAAAATACTTAAGTGATGTTTAGTAACAATACTTTGTGTTAATAGTTTATCATTTGGATTAAATCTTAATCTACCTAAATCATTTAAACCAACTACACCAAATCCTTGATTATTTTTTAATTTTTTAATTGCCTCATTTACAAAATTAGAATCATTAAACAATATATCAGAACCACACTGAATAAAATAATCATGATCATCAGCACTTATTTTAAATAAATCATTCCATACAGCAACTACATTACCTTTATAAGAATCATTAAATGAAATCATTTTTACTTTTGTATTTCTCATAGTATTCATAAATCTTGTTATATTTTCTTGTTCTTGTTCATTTGAATATAATTTATCATCATCTTGATATCCTAAATATATTGTATATGAATGCTCAGAATTATAATATTTGAAAAATGATTTACAAAAATAAATATATAAATCAGATAAAACAAATCTATTTTTATATTCAGGTTTAGATTTTACAGGAATTAATACAGCAATATTTTCAACCATTTTTTATTATTTAAATATAAATCTTTAAATATAATATCAAAAATGAACGATTTTTATAAAAATGAATATTTATTAATTGATAAGATGGATGATTTCCATTATTTTAAAAATATAAAAAGTATAGCAGAATATTTAAACATGACACCACCACAAGTTTATGCGATAGTTACTTGGTCAAGATTAAATTTAAATAATAGACAATATAAAACAGGATTATATATTCAAAGATTATTTAATATAGATAATTTACAATTTCCTGAAGATACAACTTTTATATGGGACTGGAAAACAAGAAAAAACTATAATAGTTTAAAAGCACATCAAACTTGGTATCAAGAAAAACATTTTGGTAATAAATAAAATATTTTAATATATAAATGACAAAGATGGCGGATTTTACGATGGAAGAATTAATGTTATTTGTGATTGGTGTTCTTGGAGCATTAGGAGGATTTATGGTTATTTTACAAAAATCTAAATGTGAAAGTATTTGTTGGGGATGTTGTAAAAGAGATGTATCCGCAGTAATTGCTGAAGAAAAACTACAAATCACTGGTCATACTGGTGAAACTCCAAGAATACCCGCTAAACTTACTTTACAAGGTGAACCTGAACCTGAATCT